TTAGATGGATCTGAGGATATGATCCCTATTTCGCTCCTTCTTTAGCGACTTTATGAACGCCAAAACATCTTCAAACTCGTAAAAAAAGGCGTTCCCGAACAGAATATATTCAGGCCCTTTACCCCTTTTTCGCCAATCCTCCACGGTCGTTAGCTTTGTTTTTGCGAGGCTAGCGACCTGATTCTCAGTCAATAAACCCAGCTTTTCAGCTAGTCTCCTGCGCTCGATTTCTTCTTGATCGACGATTCTCAGTTCTTGTAGTGCACTCATCTCTTATTGCTCGTAGAACAGCTGGGGCCACCTCCCCAGACCTGATGTCAATAAACGTTAATTAAAAACCGGTATGCCATCAAGGATTTTCTGGGGGTAAAGTATTGACAAGTTGTCAATAGTCTGATCGGCAGTATAGCTATCGTATACTCTCAAAATCGCCATTCCTTTAAAATCAGCCACTTAGCGAGTAAACCTCAACGAAAATAAGAGAAAAGAAAACCCGACGAACGGTCATCCGGCCACGGAACCGCCCAGAAACCCCAAATCGCAGGCATGAAAAAGCCCCGCCAGGAGATGAGAGAGACTGGCGGGGCTCGGGTCACACAACAACAAGAGAGGCGTGGATGGATAAGGTGGTAACCGTCCACATCTTTATAATAGCACAAGTTTCATGTAAGTGTGGATTATTTGCATCTTTTTTGACTTCAAAAGCAATCTTTTTTAGAGCTTTGAAGACAACTAAAAGCATTGTTTGATTGCAAATAAACGGCGGGGTTGATGTCAAATAAGAGCCTGGTTTGAGCGCAAAAAAGCCCCTGGGGTGAGGGGCTTTCGTGGTTGCTGGGTTGTTATTCGATGTAAATTGCCCCGATTTCGTTTTGCGGCTTAAATCCATTAGTTCCGTCCTTGTATTTGATCCTTGCCTTCGCTATTTTGCCACTCAACTTGACCATATCTTTGATCGATTCGATATTGGTTTTAGTTGCAATTGAAGCGTTTCGAGCTAGATCTTTTGATACTTTAATGGCGTTTTCTGGGTGACCTTCGCCGAAAACTGTATGCCAAAAGATCGCTCCGGCGTGCTCTCCGCTAAGGATTTTGCAGCTTAATTTGATCTTTTCTTTGCCGTTTTGAGATTGGTTTTCGGCTTTCCATATTTGAATTACGGCATCATGCTGGGGTACTGCTCCTTTGTTTTCGCCCCTTTTGTTGATGATTGTGTAGTCAGTTTTGGAGGCTTTCCGGCGTAGCCAGTTGATGTGGGATTTTACCCAAGCGCGGCATGACCTGATTGATGCGGCGTTTTGGCTTTCGCCTGGGCGCGGTCTGTTGCGACTGTATTGTGGGTCGGCAAAGTAAGCGTTGGATCCATGCAATTCTTTGTCTGATTCGAAGATCGCGTTTGTTATCTGTTCTTCTGTGCAAGTCCTGAAAAGTCCGCCGAGGATTCTGTTTAGTTCCATCGAGCGACCCTGGGCTCCTACGGCTGTTCCTGGTTTGCGCGCTTTGCTTGCTGATGCGTACTCGATGTCCTGTCCGTAAGTCGACTGACGCAACTTGAGCTCGTCGATGTCTGCTGGATTGCCCGGATTGTAGAAACTGATTGCACCGTTTCGGCGGTCTGGGTGAACGGTGAACGTGTAGTAGCAGCGCGATACCTCGTTTTTCCAGCACCTGTCGATGACTTTTGAGAATCGACCGTCTAGAAACTCGTCCAGCTCCTCGACCATGGCTGACATGATGTACGGGTATTCCTCGGGGTATATCGGGCGACTGGCGGGAATTACAAGGCGGAACCGCTGGACGCTAGCTGTGTTTGAGAAGCTGGTGTAGACGGCGTGTTCAAGCCCGAGGTCATACATCACATCCTCGACTTCTTCCATTGATACTAAGTCATCGCCCTCTTTCTGATCGATATCGAAAATTAGAAGACTGGTATGGATTACGTTTTCTGCCAGACGTGATGGCGCGCGAAAAAGAGACGGTATGAATGTTGACCCAACCTTTTCTTCGCTTATTCTCATCGGCTCAAGGACTTCTTCATAAAAGTCTTTAAAGCTCGCGGCTTCACGATTATGTACTGTTTGTGTATGTGCGGTTGATTGTGTAGCGTAAGTGATTTTCATGACAGCTATTCTCTTGTTATGAGCAGTTCTCTCTACTGCTTATATATAGTATGTCGATGAGTGTTTATTGACGCAATACCCAAATCGCTTGGCATTTTTCAATAATGGGTTATATATGAGTGAGGGGCGCGTATTAAGTGTAGATAAGGTGGTAAATGATGTTGGAGGCGTAAGAGTGGGCGACGAACGGCCATGCTCTATAAGCAAGCTTCCCTCGTTGCGAGTTTCTCAAAGCCAGAAAAAGCCCAAAGCAAGCCTCGCTTATGCTGCGCTTCTATACTCAAGATTAAGGCATGCGTCCACCCCCGACTCTCTCAATTGCTCTATATAAAGAGAACATAGAGATAGGGGTATGGTTGGGGGTGCTGAGGGAGGGTTTGGCGCTTGGCTTTTTCTGGCTTTGAAAAACTCTTAATCATGTAAGCTTGATGTACACTGTAACTACACTTAATAACCACCTCTCACCCACTTAATACATAACCGAAAGATATTTATTGTCAAAGGTATTGTGTTAGGTGTTACGGTAATTGCATAATAAACATATCGAGAAGAGAGACCTCGATAACAACAAGAAAAGGTGAATACTGTGAAAACATTACCATACGCAATAAATGCAGAAATCGAAGGCTTCGAAACCATCTTTACTGATGAAGTTTTAAAGCAAGCCCGCAGCCTCTGTGACGATTTTCCAAAAATCCAACGCGTGATCGGCGCAGACTACGCAACGCTTGAAGCAATAGATGCTGCTTATAAAACAGGTTCTGGCATTGCAGTTAACGGAAACATCGTCTGCGACAGCATCTACAAGATGCGCAAGCTAGACTTGGCCCTTCTGATCGCACAAAAAGACGGCAGTAGCCAAGCACTGCACCGCGCCGCTTACGAGCTTGCACGCGAAGCTTACACAACTGGCGACATCGAGACAGGCGCAGAGCTCTTGGCACTAAACGCTAACGCATCAGTTGATGAATGCCGTTATTTGATCGGCGACAAGCTAGATCGCATGAACAGCGAGCTCAAGCGCCGCACCCAACGCCTTTCCGTCGACTACTCAGAGATCTACGCAGAATCCCCAGAGTCCCCAGAATCAATCGTTGAAGCAATCAAGGCCGAGGACGGCAAGTACCTTTTGAATCTTCCAACGGCTTACGGCAAAACGAGCAAGATCATTGAGCCGATCATCCGCGACTGCTTCGATCATGGCTTGAAAGTCCTCGTCATCAGTCACCGCCGTTCGATCAACAAAAACATCGCTCAGATAAGGGGCATGGTTAGCTACGACGAGTGCACCCACCCCGACATCATCAAGAATGCCAGGGGCATCAAAGTGGTTGTTAACTCCCTATCTGCCGGTAAATTCAAAGAGTTCTTAAAAGAAGTCCACACCGTCATCATCGACGAGGCTTCACAAGTAATCTCACACGTCCTCGGCGGAGAAGTCAAAGACCGCCAGGCAGTCTGGGAAACCTTAGATTTTGTCGTCAAAAACGCTCCTACCGCGATCCTTGCTGATGCTGACATCAACGCCCGCGTGGTCGAGCTGGCTGGCTGGGATCACAGGCACTTCAAGCTTGAGAAAGACCATAGCGACATCACAGTTAAGACCGGTGGGGCTGACCAGGTACGCGCCATGGCCATCGCAGCAGCCGAGGCTGGTGAGACCGTGCTGATTGCCTGCGACGTTGCTAAAGAAGCGCAAGCAATCGGCAAAGCGATAGAGAAGAAAACAGGAAGGGCACCGCTGGTAATCACCGCCGACAGTGCGAAATGGTCGGAGCAAGCGGCCTTCATCGCTAACCCAAATTCGACTGAGCATCAGGTTGTAATCTACAGCCCAGTAATCACATCTGCACTGTCGATCACGAGCGGCCATTTCAAAAAGCACTTTGGGATTTTCGCAGGTCAAGTGGTTCCTTCAGACGCCATTCAAATGCTGCGTCGTGACAGGACGGCGATGGAATTCATTGTCGGTATGAGAGATCCGGAGTATCGCCGCGTCGAGCAAGTAGAAGTGCAGTTCAACGGTGAGATGCTAGCCACACGTGAGCTGATCGAGTCCAGCGCCATTGAGCCAGAAATCAAAAAGATGATCTTGGAAGCGATCAGGAAGGACACACGTTCTGACTTCGATGAGATGCGCTATGAGCACCTGTCTGATGAGGCCTGGTTGCGCGATCACATCTCCAACAGCCTGCCTGCCACCCTCATTAGCCAAGGCTTCACTGTTGAGATTCTGGAGCAAGACGACGACCTGGCCAGAGACGGATACAGCGCTAAGAGTAGTGGTCGCAAGACAGTAAAGGCTGAGACAGCTGAAAAGCTAATGGGCACAAGGGCAGCAAGCGATGCAGCAGTTGAAGCAATCAAAGACGCCGGGTCGGCAGACGAGCAGGAGCACCTGTCGGTCATCAGGGCTCGCGCAGAGAAGGTCTTGAAGAAAACCATCCTGACTGAGCAAGACCTGATGTTCTGGGGCGAAGGCGAGGGCGAGGGCAAGCTCAAGCGCTTCATCAGTATCAACGCCATTGACACCAGCAGTCGCGCAGAGCAAGCCGTACTGCCGCTTATCGCTGACGCAGTAGCAAGAATGACGGAAACAAAGACTTGGACAGCTGATGACAGCGCTACGCTCTTCGACAAGCTCAACGGCTTTCGGAGCATGGTTATCAGTCTTGGTTACTCGATTAGCAACGCAACGAGTCAAAGGGCAAAACAGATGGCAGTTACCAAGCTTCTTGCTCAAGCGGGCCTTAAAACCAAGTGCATCGACGGTGGCAAGTCTGGCGACTACTACATCATCACAAAAGACTCGATGGACTTGATGAATGGATACATCGGAACAAGCAAAGGCATGGGGATCACAGAAACCATCTAACACACCAGCAACCACAAAGGCCCGCCCCGAGCGGGCTTTTTTGTTTGTGCTCAAAATGTCGTTGGGTTTAAGGGTTAAAGGGTTTAAGGGCTATAGAAGTTGTACGAAACTGACCGGAGTTATTGGCTCTAATAAGCTTATATTGACACCGCGCTAATAAAAAATGATTGAAACATACCTGAAACTAGTAGCTTGTCTATATTTACATAACTAGTACAGTTAGGGATAATGTTTACATGAACTGAAAAAGGATGGGTTAAAAGCCCCCGCCATGACGGCCTCAAAAAAAAGAATAACAATAGAGGCTGCAACCGATGTCATCATTACCGCCAAAATTATCACTTATCGATTTATGCCTGGAAGGGCCAGTCGCTGAACTTCTCAAGAAGAAAGACGGCTACAAAGAAATCGATTCAAATCTGCTTAAAGCATTGTGCGACGAAATAATGTCGTATCAATCAAGCTTCAATTGGAACGCATATAACGCCGTTAAAGTCGGGAATTTAGAGCCGGAAGACGTCCCTGGCTATCAAAAAATGAGGCCACTTCCGTCACATCCAAAGCCTTTTGCATCCTGGCTTGAGTTCTCCGTCCAGTATTTCGGCGGTCTAAAAGATCTCGAAAGAGAGCCGGTAAGCTACAGAATCCCGTACTTCGTCGAACATGAGTACCGCCCAGATAACATTGATAGCCTGAACGACAGGATTATTTTTGAAATCAAAGGGGCTATTCGATCTCTAGAAGAAGCCAGAAAGTACGTTTCTATATCGAAACAATACAAAGTCCACTTCGTTTTCGTACTGCAATGCGCTGACATTGTATGTCCATGGAACTCATATATACGCAAAGACGGCAGCAGAATGACACTTGAAGAATGGTGCGTTAAGTCGGGTTTTGACTTTTGTTATGCGGGTAAAGAGACGGAATTCAGGGCTTCTGAGCGTTATAAGATGCTTGTTAAGACAGTTGGAAAAGGCCTTGGATCTTTCGCGGATGAGCTGATTAACAAACGGAAAAGGATTGAGGCGAGAAAGAAATCAATGATTAAAGCGTAAATCGTTGATATCGCATGATATACTGATCTAAGCAACACAATAATAATAAGAAGAATAACGCTATGCGGAAAATTCTCGGAGTGGATCCCGGCAAAAGCGGGGGTCTCTCAATCATCGACGAGCAACTCAACTTAATCGCTTGCTATGCAATGCCAGTTTTCAAGGGTGAAGACGGCAAGGCGAAAGTGTGTGCGCGCTCAATCCATGAAATCCTTTCTGCTTATGAAATCGATCTGGCAGTTGTCGAGAAAGTAGGCGCACGCCCTGGGCAAGGCGTTACAAGCATGTTCAGTTTTGGCGATGCTTTCGGCGTTGTTCGTGCGATTTCTGAAATCAATTCATCTCGAATCATATACGCACGTCCGCAAGAATGGCGCGGATATCAAAGTCTTTCAGGTCTTTCTAAAGAGCAAATTGCCGAAGTTGCCTTCAATATTTTCGGCGCGACTGAGATATACGGGCGCAAGAATAAGGCCGGAAATCGCTCAGTTAAAGATGGAATTTCAGACTCCTTAATGATTGCTAAGTACGGCGTCAGGTTTCTGGAGTAATCATGGCTACTAAAGCACTTACAAAAAGACTCATTAAAGAGCTTGGCGATGCTATCGCTAAGACTGGGTCAATTTCCATTTCGATTGGGCATATAAAACTCCCTAGATCGACATATTATTTCTGGAAAAAACAAGCAGAACAGATTCTAGAAGATAATCCTGATCGTGAGAATTTGACGAAGAACGAGGAACTTCTACTAGAGTTTCTAGACACAATTGACTTTTCCAAGGCTGATGCTGGCGTAAAACTCACGAATGCAGCATTCAAAGCAGCACTTGCCGGTGACGGTCGTATCGCAATGCGCATGCTTGAATCCTTATTTCCAGACGATTTCACGCCATTTATGCGCAAAGAATCAACCGTAAAACAGGAAACTACTGCCGATCAAAACTCCGGAATTGCCCTAATTCCAACAGCAGATTTGACCTCAAATCTAGAAGATATGCTTAAAAACCAGCAGCAAAACGTCCAAAACCTGGCCACTTCTAAGACAAATGAGCTTAAAAATGGCAAGGGTTAAGCAACGTTTGGCGACTGATTGCGGCATCGCTACGCTCGCAAACGCGGTCGGGATTACTTACGAGCAGGCCCATGCCGCGTACGGAGACAACAGGGCTCCAGGCGTATGCATTCAGGAAACGTGCGCAGTCCTGCTTGAGCTCGGCTATCTGCCTGTTTATGTGCCACTTCCAGGATTCGTCAAGGCGTCAGGACTGAGCACGGCAAAGACCGCAGCATTCAGCGTGCTCAAAAGCCCCGCGATCCTTCAAGTCCTATCAAATGGCGTAATCCATCAGGTCTTTTTTGACGGCAAACAAGTAATAGATCCATCTCCGAAAGCCCCTGAATCCAACTCAATATTTGTCTATCAGTCTGTGATTGACGCTGTGTTTGTTATCAAAGCTGAAGAGCTTTTGAGGTCAAACGCTTTGGTTTGCGGGCAAATTGCTGGGGGGATTTCAGCATGACTGCCTTCGTTCCGTTTCCGAAAAAGCCATTGCGGAACATCATTTGGCAACCAACTCCTGGGGCTGGAGGGGGGATTTCGAGCCAAGGCATGTTCTTGCTTGTCGGTCAGCCAGCTCATCTCGTCAAAGAAGTGCTTTTCCATGGCTCGCGCGGCAATGGGAAATCTGACTGCTTATTGATGGCGTATGCACAGCATGTGGGCAAGGGCTGGGGGAGTTACTGGCGTGGCGTGATCGTGCGTCGTCAATATTCTTCGTTGAAAGACCTGATAACGAAGGCTTACAGGATTTTTCCTAGGCTTTTTCCGGGCGCTACGTACAACAAATCAAACAGGGAATGGCAATTTCCGACTGGCGAAGTCCTTATTTTTGATTACATCGAGAAGAAAGAACAGTACGAAGCTAAGTTCCACGGTCAGGAATACAGCTTTCTGGGCTTCGATGAGCTCACAACATGGGCAACGGAAGAGATTTATGAGTCCCTAATGTCCACATTGCGGACGTCTTTCCAGCCCACCAAAGCCCAGCCGCTCATGCCTCCGCTCCAGGTAAGAAGCACAACCAACCCGTGGGGAGTCGGTAAAAGGTGGGTAAAGGAGCGTTTTATTGATGGCAAACGCTCTGGAGAAATTGAATACAAAGATGGAAAACGAGATAAGTTAGCCCTTTTCGGGACTGTTTTTGAGAATCCTTACATCGATGAGGACTATAAAAACTGGCTTAAAAGCATTTCTGATCCGGCTAAGTTGTCGGCCTGGTTGTTAGGTGATTGGGATGCGGTTGACGACTCAGCAATGTTCGCTAGTTTGTGGAAGAAAGACATATTGCTGCTGGATCCTTTCACTATTCCGAAAAGCTGGCGTGTGGATAGAGCATTCGACTACGGGCAAAGTACGCCTTATTGCTGTTTGTGGTCGGCTGAAGCCAATGGAGAGGAAGTAACGCTAAGAAATGGGTCAAAATTCTGTCCGCCCAAAGGCTCAATAATCGTGGTCGGTGAGGATTATGGGACTCCTTTGAATCCCGATGGCAGTCAAAAACAAAAGGATTTAGGACTCTTCTTGAGCGCTGGAAATATCGGAAAGCGACTAAAAGAGCGAGAAGATCGACTGAAAGCAACCGTGCTTTCTGAAATTCGAATGGTAGAACCGGGGCCAGCGGACAACCAAATCTTTAACGGATCAAAGGTTGACTTCGGCCAGGCGCCCACAGTTGATAAAGATCTTGCGAAAGAAGGCATGATTTTTGTTCGATCTGACAAATCGCCAGGTTCTAGAATTCAGTCAGCGCAGCAAATGTTCGGGCGCCTTCAGGCAACTGTTGACCGCGATCCAGGAAAGCCTCACATCTATTTTTTCACTTCCTGCAAGTTTCTGATCAGAACAATCCCTGATTTGCAGCGCGATGAAGACCAGCTAGATTCTGTGCGCAAGTGTCAAGACGACCACGCCTGGGATGCTCTAGCGTACAGATTGACGTGGAAAAGGCTTGTTTCAAGTATTAAACAGGGCTTGTTCTGATGTTGTTTGTTATCAAATAAATTTGTTTTGCCGTCAAAGTGGACGTTGATTGACGGATATAATAGCTAAATAGCCAATAAAAATTATAAGAAAGGCACAGTATGGCAGTTCAAGATCGCTCTAAGAAAATGTCTCAATTGTACGCAGATCGTGAAATGATCCGAGCAATCCGGGGCGGAACAAAAACAATGCGTGAAGCTGGCGAGAAGTATTTGCCGCGAGAGCAGGGCGAATCTCAATCGTCATACAAGCGTCGTATTTCAAGATCTACTTTTGACAATTTGATGCGTGAAACGATTGAGGGGCATACAGCAAAACCGCACTCTAAGCCGTACGTTTTCACATCTGATAATCATCAGGAACTGGCAGACGATTATCTGAAAAGAGCTGACAGCAAAGGCACTTCGGCAGTACAAGTTGGCAGCGTAGCTACTGAAGATGCCTACTGGAACGGTACTAGTCTGCTGCTAGCTGATGCTCCTGAGTCTGGTGGGCGCCCTTATTACTACAATTTGAGCATGGATTCTGTGCTGGATTATGATCAAGACGAAGACGGATTGCTTACGTATTTCCGTTTTGCAGAGAAAATTAGCGTTAGAGACGGTGAGTTTGACGTCAAAGAAGTAGGGAGGGTGAGGGTTTTTAAGCGCGAGGGGGTTAATGTTACGTGGGATTTATGGGAAGAAAAGGACGACGGGGATTATGTATTAGTAACCTCAGGCAATAAGTTTCCTTTAGATTTCATACCAGTTTTTCCAGTTCATGCAGGCACAGTTGCTCCAGGTGAGTTTTTTGCTGACCCGCCCTTGCTGAATGTGGCATATCTAAATGTGCAGTTATGGCAAGAATCCTCTGATCAATCGCACATTCTTCACGTCGCTAAAGTGCCAATTCTATTCATGAAGGGTGGTGATGTTAACCCCCAAACGGGCGAAACGGGACAGATATCAATCGGTTCAGAATACGCAATTGTTCAACAAAGCCCTCAAGCTGAGCTCAGTTACGTTGAGATTGCAGGCAATTCAATTGCGGCAGGTCGTGAGTCTATCAAAGACATTGAGCATAAGATTATGCGAGCTGGCCTTGAACTGCTTCAGAACAACGGAGCAACTGAAACAGCTACTGGAAGAGCCCTGCAAGCCGGTGTAAACAATAACAAAGTAGCTCAAGCAGCATGCAATCTTGAAGCTGCATTAGAGAAAACGATGTACGCAATCGGTAAGTTCAATATGATTTCAGAGCCAGATTTCGCGGTTTCAGTGCACAAAGATTACGGAATCAATGCGTCAGCGGAAGAAATTAACGCACTGACCCAGGCAAGAACACTTGGTGACTTGAGTCGCGAGGACTACCTGAGTGAGCTAAAAAGGCGAGGTATCATGAGGCCTGAGTTCAATTTTGAAGACAATAACGACCGGCTCGGCATGGAAATGGTGTGATTCTGGTTTGCTAGCAAAGCGGTTTTTGTTAGCAAAGGAGTTTCTCAAAGCCAGAAGAACCAAGCACAGAGAAGGGGCCCACTGGGCCCCTTTTGTTATCTGCCGTAACCCATTTCAATTCGCTGCGATGCTTTGTAAGCAAAAAGAAGATGGGTTTTTGATCTGTCTTTCCGGAATTCTTTGGCTAATTCCATTGTGTATTTCTCGAAAACCTGTGGCTTTCTTGTTATGAATTCGCTGGAATTTGCATTAAGTTCAGTGACTGCGTAGTACATTGTCTTGATTTGATTCGGCGCTAGTCCGCACATGAAATCCTGGAATTTCTCTCCATATCTCCAGTCAAGTACATTGTCTAGTATGTCGAATATATCAGATGTGAATTTTTGAGTTGCCATGGTTGATCACCTTTTATTGTTGTTGATGGAGTTCTCTCTTCTCCATGCTTTTATTATGACAATGAGCAACAAGTGGTTCAACATATATTTAAAGAAAAAGCAAATTATTTCTATAGCTAATTAACAGCAACTGGCAAGTTTTGTGGGCAAAGAAAAGCCCCTGCGGCGAGGGGCTCTTTTGGATCAATAATCAGGTGTTCTGTCTGCAATCAAGTTTGAAAAGACCATCGGGTTATTCCAGCGGTAAGGATCTTGCAGGCCCTTTTCTTCTGAAAACTCCGTGTATTCGTCCATACCCATTACAACCTTGGTTTCAAACTTGGTCGTCGTGGGCTTTCTTTCTTGAATCTTTGCAATAACGCCATCGGACGTTACGCGGTATTCATGTCCGCCCAGCAGCGTTTCGCATCTGTGAATAGTCTTGAATTTTGCCACGGTGTTCACCTTTTCTTGTTGTTATAAGTTTTGATCAACTTATGATTCTATATTAACTATGATCTGCAACTAACGCAACTACTATTTGCATAAAAAGTCAAACTATTTGTATAGGTGTTTATTGGCGACTGGCAAGCTGGTTTGGTTGCAAACGTTGTTCGGGGTCGGTTGAGTTGTTTGATGTTCGTTAGTTGACAATAAATTAGTTTTTGATATGAAGTTAAATAGTGGTTGATCCACTTGTTGCTCATTGTCATAATAAAAGCATGGAGGAGAGAGAACTCCATAACAACAATAAAAGGTGAACACAGTGAACAGAACATTCAATAAAATAGACGTTAAAGAAGTATCAAAGAAATTTAGCCTTGACTTTATCAAGCCGGAAAATGTGTTTCTAGTTATGCCACATGAAGTGCCTGAGTCAATCGCTTCTGACGTCGTGTATGTGACATTAGAAAATAACTACGAAGATTATCCCGAATTACTTACATCAAGATCTTTTAGATTTCATGCGAAAAACGGGAATCATTGCTGGAATCTGTACAAAGATAGCCCTGCATTCAAGGAAAGCTGGGTTGCTGACGTTGTTAACGAATGCAGAAAACAATTCGTAGAAGAGTTGCGGCAATGGAACAAGCATGTCAGCTCAGGCAAGGCATTAATATACTCTCAGCCATCCGAAAGACCCATGCACTAAATCAAAAAGCCCCTCGCGAAGGGGCTTTCTTATGTTCAATCTGGTCGCTAGATAGACAAATCCGACTCGATTTTTGCTTTGAGAGCAAATCGCAAGCGAGGATATTGTGCGGGATTACTCAAGTAGAGTTCGCCGAGCTTCGCTTTTAGACTGTCAATCATACGTTGATCAAAGACAGTCTCAAGCGACGGCTTGAAGATCTTGCAAGCATAGAAGACTGCTTTGATGTCGTCGTCAGAATGCTCAGCTTCGAGACGCTGCGCGATGCGCTCTCCGTACAGCCAGTTCCACCGCATTTCGTAGAGCATGTCGTCAACGCTGGGCTCCATAGCCTGCTCCTTGCCGTTTGTTTTTTCTGGCCTTGGAAAACTCTTATACAGCACAGCTTGCTTCACCAGAGTTTGCCACTCTTTGAAAGCCTGGTCAGTAGCTCGGCAAAGCCTTCCTGATCCGCCACAGGAGCTCTGACTAAAACCGCCTCCAGCGGCCTGACAACCGTAGCTACGCGACCCCATCCATTGACGTACCTTTCGACCTGCCCACGCGCCGTGAGCTCCTTGGAAAGCAACATAATCTTGTCAGTCTCGCCCACATCCCCCGCATCCAGCACATCGCCGTCCTGGAGCTTACGGCGCAGCTGATAGAGCTTCACAGCCCGAACTCCATTTCCAGAGCTCGCTTGATGACAGGGCGATATCTGACATATTTGACAGGATCTGAGCGGTACATTTCAGACATTAGCTTTGCGTAAATCTCGACTTGGCTGTCTAGATAGATAACAATGCTGTTCGCTCCGAAGTCCTTAACCGCGTGATAGCAAACGAAGGTTTTGAATGGCTTTCCGAAATCCCGCAGCATACCAGCCAAAAACGCACCATTTTCTCCGCACTCTTCTAAGTAACTGAGCATCTCTTTTTGCGTAATCATATCAACACCTCGTTATTGTTATAGTTCTATTATCGACATGATCCGCAACTAACACAATACCCCAACCACTTCCATACCAAAAGATACTTAAGCGTCAAGCATTTGAACGCAAAGACGCAAGCTTGTGATATATGAACAATCAGTTAAGCCTTGATTCATAAAATTCAATAACAGACGAGATTAGCGAAATCCAGTCATCTTGACTCTCTATGCGTAGTCCGAAATATGGGTATTCTTCAAACTTATTCCACCAGCATCCTCGAATCGAAGTGCCCCACTCGATGTTCGCTCTAAAGAACGGCATGTTGACCATCGTTATAAACCATCGATAGTTACTGCTATCTGCTATGTATTCGAAATTCGTTCTGTCAGTTATTGACTTGCACACTTCGATTGCTTTTTTGCAAAAAAGCTCATCAAGCTCTGTATCGTATGTATCGAAGTGAAAAAATTCTTCGCAAAGAAACGAAGCGACTGATGGGTCTTCATCAAAGTGACTAAAGCCGTACTCTTTAAATGACTCATTGATGATATCGAAAAAGACTTTTTTGCTTGACATTGCTTATACCTTCTTGTTGTTATTCTATATATCTATTATTGCAATGATCCACAACTAACACAATACCCCAATCCCTTACATACCCAAAGATACTTAAGCGTCAAGTTTTGACAGCAAAGAAAAAGCCCCTGGGCAGGGGCTTTGGATTTAACTGTCTGTAGTTTCCTTACGCTTGAAAGTGACACTGCCGCCTTCTGCAATTGAGGCTATAAGCCTGATATGCGGTGTGGTCTTGTGTGAGGACGTTACTAAAAAGGTTAATAGCAAGACCGAAAACAACACGCAAGGCAACAGTACACACAGCAAGATTATGGCATCTGCACTGTTATTAATCATGCTCACTGCCTCCGGATGTGGCATTCTTATAAGTCGTTAGGTCGTCTCCTTCGAGCTTTTCAGGATCAAACTCTATCGTTTTCATAGTCGCTACATCGTAGAATGATCCTCGGCGGATCTCATCAACGTGTACAAATCTATTAAGAAATGGGTGATAACCTTGTTGGAGTAGTGCTTGTTTCATTGTAGATACCTTGTTGTTATTGTTCTATTCTTATTATCTCAATGAACCCAACCCAGCACAATACCCATCCAGCGAATCCACCCAAAACTAGTTCAATGTCAAGTTTTGACGACAAAGAAAAGCCCCTGCGGGGAGGGGCTCATGCTTTAACAGGGCATTAGAAGCTAATCTTGTTGGTCATCACGTACCGCTTGCAGTTATCAATGATGAGCTTGAGAGTTGGCTTATCAGTCATGCTGTCTTCTAGACCTGTCTGAATAACTTCTAGTGTCTTGAAGTCATACCACCCATTCTTTCTTGCCTCGTCAATGAACGAGCTCCACTCAATGGCCATACCAGAAGAATGGATGCGCTCAATTGCTGCGTCGACAGGGAGTCCGTGCGTTGCTTTGAGGGTGAATAAACGGCTGCCTGGAAATTTCATGGATATTCTCTTATTGTTGTTGTATGTAACCATTATCTCAATGAGTCACAACTACCACAATACCCTAACCCCTTTCATACCAAAAACAAGTTTGATGTCAAATGCTCATCTCTAGCTCAAGCTTCTTCTTGCGATACTTGCGCGCTATCTCTTCGTCTTTAGTGTGTTCGATGATCGTGTCAATAATGAGCGGCACGTCTTTTAATGAAATGAACTGCTCAAAACTATGACTTGGCGTCTTGAATCCAACATGAACATAGACGTTGTTGAACGGAACCCTGAAGAATTCAAATCGGATTTCAAGATAGTTATCGAATATATCGCACTTGAAAAGCTCTAGAAGCAGCTCGCAAAACTCGTTGATTTGAGCTCGCTTTGACTCAGTGACAGCTCTATACGTCCACAGAAAACAGCTGGATAATCTGACCTTCATTGTGAATACCTAGATTTTTAGCTCCAGTTCTAGCTTCTTCTTTCTGAATTTGCGCCGGATTTCTTCATCATTTGAAATCAAAATGACGTGATCGATGATCATTTGCTTATCATTGTCAGAGACTTCAATCAGCTCGTCTTTCATTAAATCATCGTAAGTGAATGCGATAAACGTTCCACGACTAGTTGATAAGCATGATCGGAATGTTGTTTTTGCGGCTTTATCAGCTGGTTGGCTTTTGAAAAGGATTAGCAGAATGTGCATTAGCTCGTCAATTTCGGCTCGGGCATGCTGTCTATGCTGCCAATAAAGCCTGAGAAACATGACATTGACACGGAGTTTCATAGCTAAAATCCAGGCATCACATCACTGATTTCGGTGTACTTCTTGAGCATTGGGTTGCGCGTTTTGAAGTAAGCCCGAGCGAGCTGTGAACGCATGTCAGCGAATGATGTGGCCGACGCGGTAGCTGGTATACCGAACGTACTGGAGTGGGTGCGGTACAGGCTCAGGTGCACCTTGAACAGTTCAGGCGTGACGGGTAGGTGGATTGTCCGCTCGAACAGGTGCAGGCCATGGCGGAAACAGGCGAGGTTGAACTGATCCGTGGGTAGGTCGTTATCGATAGCCTGGCGGGCTTCGGCAAGCGTGATGTCGAGATAAGCCATGACGGTTGGGATGATGCTCAGGCGCTCATCAAGCCAGGCGGGCAGGCCACCGAAATGATGCTGCTTCACGTAAAGGAAAGCTTCAGCGTCCATGCAACCCCTCTTATTCCAGCTGCTCGATCCCTACGGCTTTAACTGTCCGTATATCAAGCCAGACCATGCAAACAATCCATGCAATCCCGATCAAACTAAGCAAAGTAACCATGTCCTGCACCTCATTCATATTTGACATAGTTACATTATGCTTATGATCCATAGTCGTTACAACTGAATTACTTTTGTATACCTGAAAGTAATTTGTGCGCAAACATGGTGGGTTTACCGTCAAACATCAGTTGGTAGGGTCATGACGTCTGGTGTATTGATGTACTTTTCAAGAGCCTGAGCGAGTTCTTCAAGAGCTCCTGCAAGCCGTGAGTCTTCGTAGGGATCTCCGGATTGTGGTTTGAACTCGCGGCAATGGCGGAGGAGGGCTTCGCAATCGTTGGTTGGTGCGTCGAAATCCAGCATTTTAAAACTCACTTTATGATGTTTAGTAGTTGCAGTATGACCAACCTTTCTTAAAATGAAAAGCCCCCGCAGGGGCTATTGTTACATTGTCAAGGTTACTTCTGGCTCAGGATCGACCAGATCTTTTAGATAGGCCTTTGACCTGTCGTTTTCATACAGCGCTTTTAGAACTCGCAATGGCTCGCCGCTAGCGAAGAACTCGCGTGTTTCCCTGCACTTCATGTCTGTGATGGGCCTGATCTGCTCTTGGAATTCTTTAATGAAGACGACGGCGGCTTCTAAATTCATTTCAAGAATGTCAGTCCACTTGTCGGCTTTGCCGTCTTGCGTGATCTTTGGCGTACGGACTTGACAGAAGTGATAGCTCTTATGATTCAGCTTTTCAATGCCGATGAAAATATTGCGCTTTTGAGTGATAAGAGCAGGATCAATTCCGGTAATGAATTCAAATTCGACAAGAAACTCTAGCTGCTCTTTTGAAATGTAACGAGTCGGGGCTTTTTTTACGTTGTACTTGCTCATAGTCTTTTGCTCTTGTTGTTATGTACTCTCTCTGTACATTTTCATTATGCAAAATGAGCAAACATCGATTCAATAACTATTTTTGAGCATACCTAAAACTAATTTGTTGTCAAACGTTTAGGTCTTTAACTAACTGCATTTTGAAGTATTGTTTGAGATGAGTTTTTGACGGATCTTCTTTATATGCTGCTGCAAGCATAGTGATCAGCTTAGATGTGACGTGCTCAGCTTTATGCTCTCCGAGCGCTACACGAACAGTCTCTTTCCCTTCGCGCTCTATGATTGCAAGAAGAGCGCGTGGGTTATGATGACTTTCAAGTCGAGTGATCATGGTGCCTGGAATCTTTTCAATCACGCCGCACGTCGATATCGCAAAGCTAATGTCGGCGTAAGCAGCGTCTACGGCGTCAGGCCCAAGATCCATCGCTACGGCGTCGTGCAGCTCAAGGATGAGCTCGATTGCTTCGTCAGATGCCAGAAACACATGCGATCACTCGATAGAAGTCGTTCTATTCAGACGCAGTCTGGCTTATTCCGTTCGATTTGCAGGCTCTAAACGCTCAGATCTTGCTCAGCTTTGATCTTCATAACGAAGCGCAGATCATCGCGTTTTGTCTGCAAATAGAGCGTGGCGAGGGCGTCTACGGCTTGCTCAATCGTTTCAAGATCATGGCGTTCGCCGAACTCTTGTTTGTAGATGCGCATAACATCAATCCACCAACTCGGAAAATGCTGGCTGCGCTTGACGTCACTTGCATACATGTGTAGCAAAAAATCAAGGAAATCGATTCTGCTGGTTAAGTCCGGGCTTCGAAAGTGCGACGGCAGTTCTAGGTAATCCATCAGAGATTTAGATCTTCGTCAAGCAGTTTGAGCGCAAAAGGCTTTAGGTGCTCGCGTGATGTGTCTTCTTCATATCGTTCTTTCAGCAGCTTAGTGAGCGCATATTCGAGAGCTGCGGACTTTGCTGTAAGCCATTCGACACGCCCAGGAACGCATGGGGCGTTGTCGTCTTTGTAGTAATATCTGCGGACAGCGTCCTCTGGATTCACATTAAACTCAGCACAGAACACGTTCATTGTCTTAGTGCGTTCAGAAATGCGGTCGTAGACAGCTCTCTTTGCTTCCGTGAATTCCATACCACTCTCCATTTCTTTCCGTATATCCGGTATAGCAATACTGCTCTGATTTTGAAATCTTGTGCTTTGCGTGTGTAGTAACTTACAAGATTTCAAAATTCGGGCCCTCTTTTGTGCGAAACCGACCGAGGATTATAGATCTAGATCATGCCGCAGGGATTTGACAGCAAAACGCTTCAGATCAACACGCCAGGGATTTTCAGCATAGATCTTCCCCAGCTCCGCTTCGATGTACTCTTTTGTAATCGACCGAAAAACAGGATCAAAGATAATGCCTTCCGCATTCTCCTTTGACCATTCGCCCGTGTGCAGATCTTTCAAGCTCGGGCGCTTCTTTCGTTTGCGCTCAAAAGCATCAGCATAGATCTCAATGTTCGTTTTGCCGGATTCTCGCTTGTAAATCGTCACAAGATCGTGAATTTCGTAGCTCAGGTACTCTTCGTTATCGCTCATGTGTGGCTCGTTTGGTGTGTTTTGCGGCTTGCTTTGACTGCAAATTGAATTGGTTTTGACTGCAAATGTTTGTTTTTGACTGCAAATAGATGCTGGTTTGCTGTCAAATGCCAAGGTTGTCGGACAGGTTTTTGACGTAATACTCGCGGAGCTCGTGGCGATCTCGGTCTTTCTGGTACTCGTCTGATAGCTTTTGGTGCAGGATTTTGAGGATCTTCGGCCCGTGTTTGAGATGAATTTCGGCGGTTAGCATCTCGTTAGTACTCAAAATTCTCAGTTTGATGACAATGCAGGCTTTGTGTGCGTTGATGATTTCAAGTGACCAGAAGTCGAAAGGCTCCTGCGGGGCTTCTTTGTAGAACTGCATGTCTTGTTGAATTAGGGCGAAGAGGGCTTTGGTTCCGAGCGTTTTGTTGCAGTCAAAGAAGGCTTTAGAGAAGGGGAGCGTGTGCTTCTTCGTCATGAACATGTGGCGTTCCTGGCGTCCCTGGATCTGGATTCGATTGTATTAACCTTTCTGGCTGTGTCCAGCATTTTTTTGATGTCAAGGGCTTGCTAGTTATAAAAAGGATTATTATATTGAGCGCACCAAACATAAATGGAGTTACACGTATGTCCCGCCTCGCTGAATTTCGTGATCTTGAAAAGCGAATCGCAGAAGAAATGGCTCGTCTTGAAGAGCTAAAGCAAGACGAAAACCTCAAGACTGAGATGGTTTTTGAAGAGAAATTGCGCGCGTTGATGGGTAAGTACGATAAGAATTTGCGGGATGTGATCGCGATTCTTGATCCTGATTTCATGCGCAGCAATCGTGTTCAAGAGCCTGTGCGTCAGCGCCGTGAGCGTCAAGTGAAGGTGTATGTTCATCCCGATACCGGCGAGCGCGTTGAGACCAAGGGTGGGAACCACAAGATTTTGAAAGCTTGGAAGTCAGAGTTCGGCGATGAAATGGTTGAATCCTGGCGCGAGTAAGCCATTGCCGTGAGAACGGGCCCTGCGGGGCCCTTTTTTGTGCTTAATGGCTTTACACAAGCACAAATGATTAAGAGTTTTTCAAAGCCAGAAAAAAACAAGGCGCCCCTGCATGCTCTCTTCCATAACTAAGAAATCATACCCTGTCACCCCCGACTCTCATGAATCTCTCTACTAATAGAAGAAAATAAAAGAGCAGGGAGTTGGGGGTGGGCGCATGATTGAATCTTCGGTATAGAAATGCTGGCATGGGTTGGGCTTGGCTTGTGCGGTTTTTCTGGTCTTGTAAAACTCTTAAAAAGAGAATGCTTGCTGATAGAGCGTAGCGACCAAGTCCGGTCACTTGCCAACTAATTACTTTCAGGTATATCGAAAATAGTTGTTTACTTATTCTAGTGATGTGCATACACTGTATATATAGAAGCAAAAAACAACAACAAGAAGAGAAACAAAAACATGAAAACTGACTCTATGACTAAAAATGAATTTATAACTAAACTTACCGAGTGGGTTATAGAAGAACCTGACTTCAATGACCGCTCAGATATCCGATTACTAAGAGTAAAAGACATGGATAAGCTCAAGCGGGTATTAAAGAGAGAGAAGCGGGAGGCGCTGGCGGGTTTACAACTTTTAGCAAATGATGACAGAGTTACCGCATCACATATAAAAAGCAGTCTCAACGTGATGAATGAGCATGCAATAAATAACCCGGATAAATACAAGCCGTGCATTGAAGCTCGCGGCGCTGTTATTCAGATAAGCAAGTGGGCCTTAAACAGAGCCCTCTCCATTTAAGACAAGCAACAGGGCAACGGACTGCCCAGGATTTAAAGAGCCCCGCCCTGGGGCTTTTTAATGCCTTCAATATTTGGCGATCAACTATTTTCAGGTATATAACCAGATAGCATATTGACCGCCCCGTTACTGTCTCGATACAATATAAACATAACAAGAACAATAACGCGAGACAGATCATGAAAACTATCGAAGTCACAGAACTATCAATGTCCACCGTTGATCATTGCTCACTATATTTAGTCGGTGGTTTCGATAGCGACATGAACCATCTCCCTGCGCTACCCATATTCCGCCCTGGCCGCAAAGAAGCCCTGTACGACATCTGCGCACGCGCAGAAGCTGGCATCTACGATGATCGTAAAGCAGTCGAAAATCTCATCATACAACTGCTCTACGACGCTGTGACGATGACGCACGACGGAACTCGCTACATCTTCAATATCAGATCATTCAACAGTCAAGCTGCACTCGAAGAGCTTGTCTATGAAGTACTTGCGCAAGTCAACGAAGAGTAATCAAGCATGAGCACACTATCTGATTTAGTACTCGATCTCTTCGTCAAAGACGACTACAAAGCACTCATGAAGCTCTCAAAAAAAGTCGATAGCGACACGAAGCTTGAATCAATGTGTCTCATCATGCGCGGCATACGCGACTTAGAAGCGCTTTGCGGCCAAAACACACTTACCCACAAATTCACACCCGCTCAACGCCGCACATACGCAGCAATCGGTCACTTCATCGGCACTCAACAAGTACTTTTCTACTGCTCAGAACTGCCGGTCATCAACGACCCACAACTCCTGCGCTACGGCCTGAAAACACTGAATCAATCAGATGCCTGGCTCGTCCGCTCTCACGCTATCCAGTCAATCAAAGCCCGCCAAATCGAAATCTCGCACATACTTATCGACTGGCTAATCAAGCAAGATCCGAAGCGATACAGCTATCACGAGCTCTACTTAATGTACGAAGCATCGATTTTTGACGGCAAATCCGATCCATGGATCTTCAATAAACTCTACGAATTGGGCCTGGTTTCGTCGATTCTCAAGTTCACTGAGGCTGGAAAGATCGGTATTTGCAAAGAATTTCTGGATGATTTGAAGCAAATGAACGAGGAAAAGTTGGCCGAAGTGCTGCTAAAAGTGAGAGGAAACAGCCTTTAAAAAATCTCAAATATTTTCTTGACATCCCCCAAAAGTCGAAATTCTTGTTGTATACTAATCACATAACAATAAGAAATCCTTGGGGGATTCATGAAACAACTTAGCAATCTTATCGTTCTCCGTGCGTTTGGAGATGAAGAAAACGAGCCTGGGGCTCAACCAACTCCATCGATAACTGAAACACCGGAGTTCCAAGAAGCGCTAAAAGCTCATCTAGCTAAAGCAGTAGAAGAGCAAACAGCCGGTCTTAAAAACAAACTTTCCGAGGTGCTTGGAGAGAAGAAAAAGACCCAAGAACAGCTGAATTCGATTCTCGCGCAAGCCGAGGATGAGCAAGACCAGGCCGCTTTAAAAGCTGGAAAGCTCGATGTTCAGTCACTTCTCGATAAGAAAATCGCAGCCCGCGACAAGTCGTGGGAAGATCGACTGAATGCAGAGCTGAGCGAAAAAGAAGAGCTTCGCAAAGCCGTAGAAACTGAAAGATCTCGCCTTAAATCGTTTCAGATTAAGCAGTTTGTTATTAATGAAGCCTTGAAGAATGAGTTCTTTCACGCCACCGCTGTTGAAGACTTGGCTGGCATGGCTGCTGGCGTGTGGGATTTGACGGATTCCGGTGACTTAGTGGCTCGCGATAAAGACGGTAATATTGCCCTCGGCAAGAATGGTCGCTCACTCACTGCGAAAGAGTGGATTGAGGATCTGCAAAAGACCCGCCCGCACTACTTCAAAACTATGAACGGTTCTGGTAGTAAGCCAGGGTCAAACGGAGCTGACAAGACTTATACACGAGTCGAGTGGCAGAAAGAGCTTGCTAAAGCGTCTCCAAAAGATCAGAAAGATCTGATGATTAAGCGAGCTAAGGGCGAAATCGTAATTACAGGTTAAACAACTAAACTCGGGGTCGCGAGACCCCAACCCGCCATCTGGGATGGCAGTTCGGGTTCTCTGTGAGTCCTGAATAGCTTCAAAATATGCTTCAAATTACCAAATAAAAACAATAATAAATCAGGTAAAAACCATGACTCACACTCAAAATCTTATCGTTATGCGTGCTTTCGGAAACTCTCTGGACGCATTAATTAACGAAACTCTTCTTCCGCTCTCTATGTCAAGGCTGACAGCCAAGGCTACTATGCTTGATCTAGTAGAGAAGAACACTTCTGATGAAGCTAAAAAAGTTGGTGAAGTAGTTCGCGTACCTAAGCCCGTAAAGCTTGGCGCAGCTAAAGTTCACGGTGATCGCTCAACTGCTACTGATCTCGTTACCGAAGCTGTTGACGTTCGACTTGATAAGCACATGTATCAGTCATTCAAACTAAGTGATCGCGAATTCACAGGCATGATGCCTGGCGCAATTCCTAGCGCACTTGAAGCCGCAGTTGACTCGCTTGCTGCTGACATCAACGCTTCTGTAATCGGCAAACTTCGGGCCGTTGCAGCATTCTCCGGAAAGCTCGACTCTACTAATGCTCGAACCAAGAAGGACATGATCAACGCTAAAACCAAGATGAACAAGATGAAAATCGGAAGCGATAGAGTTCTTGTTCTGTGCTCCGAAACCGAAGGCGATCTGCTTGGTGAATTCACCGCTGGTAGCGACCAGAAAGCGGAAACCGAAGGCATGATCGGACGTCGGTTCGGGTTCAATGTTTATAGCGACATCATGCTTGAAGACCACACTGCCGGTACTGCCGCTGGAACAGACACCATTGTAACGGCTGCTTTCGCAAGCGTCGGTAGCAAAGTGCTTGTGATCAGCGGTGCAAACGCAGGTGACACAATCAATCAAGGCGACATCCTGGTAATCGCCGGTCAGAGCTTTGCTGTTGCTGCTGACGTTGATCTGGTTGACGGAACTGGCGCTGTGTCGATTGCTAATGCTGTCGAAGTCGCGATTGAGGCCGGCGCTTCTGTCAAAGTTCTAGGCGACCACAGATTTGACGTTGCTTTCACCCGCGAAGCTGTAACAGTCGTCTTCCGCCAGCTAGAAACACCAATCGACACCTCGGCAGTTTCTGTTGGACAGATGACCGACCCGGATTCCGGCGTTTCTATGCGCATGATGGCTTACTACGACGGCGATTCTGAGTCAACCACTTGGAAGGTTGAAGTGTTCTACGGCGTTGAAGCTGTTGCTCCAGAGCGCGCCATCCGCGTAGGTGGACACTAAGAAATCGGGGCCTCCGGGCCCCTTTTTTCCTCCAGTTTGAGTTCAAAATCATGTCGGGAATTCAAGTTTCTAGAACGCTAGACGGCGAAGCTTTGCCAATTATCAGCCCCGGAATCGCGGTTGGTGGTGGCGTTTTGGCCGATGAATCTAGCGTTATCACGTCGTATCCGGTTCAAGGAACGGCAATTTATATCTTCTGCAAGTCTGTAATTCACTTTGCAGAGGGCACTGTTACGTCAGATTCGCCCCCGATTGATGCGCGTGGCGGTGTCTACCTGGACGTAAACCGGGGCAAAACCGTGTCCGTAATGCTTATGGAAGGTGAGCCAGCGGCTCGCGTTTGGATGCACGAAGTCAGATGAATATAGTCGGTCGTTTCCTGCTCTCGACTTCGGTCTATCACTTGAGGGCCATCGTCTCGGTTCCGGCACAGCCGGGATTGGGCTATGAGCTTGTGAAAAACCCTGATGGATCGATCACGGCGGGCGGCGAAGCGACATCAGGTAGCGACATTACGATCACCTGGCCGGACGGCAGTACCGCTACACCGGTCGTAAACGATGACGGAAGCTGGTCAGAAACATCTCCACCTGGCCAACCCGAAGTCGAAACAACGGTTGAAATTAGCCTCAACGCCATTCAATTCGAAGATGATTTCTTTGAACAAACGGAAGATGGCAGCTTAATAATCCCAGAAATCCAGCTCATCTCAAACGCAATTATCGTTGAAGACGGCGGATTTGAAGTCACAGATGACGGCTCATATATTACTTTTGAAGTCGTTTAGCCCACATTTTGTTAACAAATAAGAACAATAATAATGACTAACAAGACTATTTCAGAACTGCCGAACTTCACTGGCGATACGAGCATGAAGCTTCATGTGCATAAGCCGGGATCTTCTCAGTCCCTGTCTTTGAATGATATCGGGAATCTCGTTACGACTGGTGAGGGTTTGCAAACTGGTGACGTTGTTTTAAGGCCTGCTGGGTTTTATGAGGATGCGCTGGAGTGCGATGGTGCGGTATATGAGAAGTCAGTAGCCCCGATTCTTTCAGCTAAACTTAACGATTATGCGGACAGTGGCGTCACCCCTGTCGGTATAAATGCAAATTCGGAAACAAGATTCGAGACAGTGGTTTTTAGACAAATATACAAGCTCGGCAACTACGTACTTGCAGTGAACAACTCCGGTAATGGCTTTTACTTCTACAACGGAAAAACAAAGATATATTCCGGGAACTCATATGCCGCTGGTTCAGGAATAGCAAAAACAAGAAGGGCTCTTTATTGTGCCGTTAGAGCTTCATCAACGCAATGGGCGATGTATAAGTATAATGATCTGACATTCAGGGCCACGGCGTATTATTCGACATCTCAATTTTCTCTCGTCGGTATTGCGGAGTATTACGGAGAGTTTGACGTCGCTGTGGTCTCTCACTCTAGCGATTTTAGATTTGTAAAAACAAATGCGCTGGGAGATAGCTCATACAGCGTTATACATTCGCTTGGATTAGAGTACGATATCAAGTCCTTTGCCAGGGTTGGCGCAAAATATTTTGTTATCGCCACGGTTGATGGAGTGTCAGGACTGTATGAGATTATTCTTTCAGATACTGAGCTAACATTTCAGCTGCACATTGCAGGGTACACAAGCATTTTAGAAGGCGAGTCATCTTATATCTACGCGATAAAGGGAAATGCTGGGATATATCAAGTTAGCCCTGACACAAAGCAAGAGCTTATGCTTACCCAATCGGGTCTAAGTTATAAATATAAGCAGTACGGCGACGCAGTGTTTATTTATACGACGAGTGCGGGCACATATATTAGCTTCGATATGATGAGAACGTGGGTCAAAGGCCCGACATTGTCTGGTTACTATGACTGTGACTATAGCAATGGAGAGTTCGTATTTGTCGGTGGATCCGGAACAACTGGATCTGTGAACGGGCAATCGGGAACAATACAAATGAATGCCGCTAGTTTTGCAGGGGATTTGTACTTCAAAGTTCCAAACATAAGCTCGATGGCGCCAAATTTCAAACAATATATTTTAAAGTGAAAGAAATGAAAGCATTTTACAGCGAGCAAACCGGATATGTTATTAGCTACGCAGACAGCTTTTCATTAGATGTCCCGTTTGTTGAGATAACCGACATCGAAAGCGTATTACTATCTCTTAAAGCAGGAAAGGTAGCAAAGGTGCAGGACGGAGCTATCGTTTTTGAAATTGATAGAGCCTCGATTATGGCTAAAATACGGACGGAAAGAGAGCTGCTCTTGCAAGATGCGGACGCGTTTAGGAACAGGATTTACGACCAAGCCCTGATTTCAGGCACAGAACCCGACCCCGAAACCTTGAAATCCATCGCAATATACCGCCAGCAACTCCGCGATATCGTTGAAACTGTCGATATAGAAAATATTGTTTGGCCACAAAAACCCTGGCTAACTGTCTGATATACTAACTAAAAGCCACTAACGAGAATAATAAATGGCTATTTCAGGTAAGAAAATTCCTGCTGTTCCGGTCTGGAATGGCGATCAAAGTATGCGAATTCATGCGGCAAAACCGGGTGTTTCCGAGGCTGTTTCGATTGCGGAAATCGTTGCAGCAGCTGCAAATCAGGCCGGTGGCGGCAGTCAATACGTCCTAGGCGAAGTGGTTTTGAGGCCGACTGGTGTGTATCCAGACTTCGTTTCGCTTGAAGATGAGCCTGTTTTTGATCCGGTTGAGCGCTCCGATCTGAGAGATATTTTCGGGGAGACTGAGATTTTTCTTCCAGGCTCTCTTGTTAGCTATCCGTTTGAGCAGCTCGGGGCGGTATATCAAGTTGTTAGAAGCGGCGCGGCGCTGATTTTTAGCTTTTATGATCGATTTGTTTATGTCGGCGAGAACGTATATGCAATCAATAAAGGCCAGGCTTTCGGTGCTGATAATCGGATTATCGAGACGCGGAACGGAGTGTATGGATTTGATGCGTCAACTGGCGTAGCTAAGCTTTTCCGATTCGGTATTTCCGGTGCCGCATATCTTTCATACGAGCACTCAGTTCCCGCTGATATTGCTGCTGATGTCGGAATGAAGAGCTTTAATATCGTTTCTCACGGTCTGAATGACATTCTTTTCTACCCTAATCAGCCTGCTTTTAAGATGATTCAAGGCGATGTTGTGAGCGATATTAGTGTTGGAGCTAGTGTAACGGGAGGTCGATTTAGCTCTTTTTCGGGTGCCGCTGCTACGGAATCTCGGGCTTTCTTTGCTGTTTATGACACTGTAATGAGCGCTAATTCAATCGTTGAGCTTGAAATTCAGAATGGCGTGTATGAGTTAGTGTCGGTTGTTGTCAGCAGTACTCCGGGCGAAATGAAGTGTAATGATCAGTATCTCTTTATTCTGAGTAACATGGCGCGCGGCGGAAGCATTTATAACGAGATTGAAAGATACTCGCTAACAGATTTTTCGTTCATTGCAGTTCCTGAGTTTCTGGAAATTGCAGGATCAAATCTGTTTGTTACTAATGAGAAAATCTATTTTATGCAGCAAGGGATGGTCTACGAAGGAAGCGTAGATGACATGTTTGCAGAGATGAAGCCGGCAAAAGATTATGGTTTTCAGTATGCTCAAGCTATGTATGTCGATGATTCGGGTTTGGTTTTAGCGTCTAATGCTGTTTATTCTGAGCTGGCTAAAGGCTTTAAAGTGGATCTTCCGCTCTTTGAATCGCCGACGCAATCGCTAAAATACTACATGAAAATTTGACTTTTGCGCGCATTTAGTTGTTTTTCTAGTGTTATAATTTAAGAAAGCCGGCGTCCAAAGAGGCGACATGGCAATAATAATAAGAATAAAGTCATGTCATCAAGTCAAAACCTTCACGATATCACCACGGAAGTAGCAAAGTTCGCGCCCCCTGTTACTGTAACTACTGCTGTAATTGCTGGCATTTCAGTAGCGGACTGGGCTGCAATCATTACTATTATCTGGGTTTCTCTTAATATCGGAGACTGGTTCTGGAAGAAGTTCTTCAAGAAGCCTCAGGTTAATCAAGAGCAAGACGATAACAGCGGTGGCGGAAATGATACGTAAAAGCGTAATCGCCGCGAGCACCGCTGCCGCAATTTCAATTGCTTCGACAGTCGTTATGTACTTTGAGGGCAACGAGCCAAAGGCTTATCTGGATCCCATCGGTATACCCACCGTCTGCTACGGGCACACCAAAACCGCCAAACTTGGGCAGGTTAAGACCGCCGCTGAGTGTCAAGCGCTGCTTGAAACAGACCTGAAAATTGCACTGGATGATGTCAATCGGCTCGTAAAAGTCGAACTTCCGGCTGAGCGTAGGGCCGCGTTTGTATCGTTCGTTTACAACGTTGGAGCCTCGAAATTCTCAAGCTCAACGATGCTTCGCAAGTTAAACGCTGGTGACACCGCTGGATCCTGCGCTGAGCTGTCGCGTTGGGTGTATGCAGGCGGACGTCAATTACCTGGCCTGGTGAAGCGTAGGGCAGAGGAAAGAAGGCTGTGCGAGGTCGGTTTATGAAGATCTACCTGGCGCTTGCAGCAGTCATTTTAACGCTCGTAATCACTGCATTTGCGCTCAAAAAGCAGAATGAAAGCTTGGGTTTGCGGCTCGACTTGGCATCAAAGCAGGTGATTGAGCTTGAAGAATTGGCTCAGAAAAGGGCCGTTCTGACTGCTGAACGAGATCGAATTGACCAAAAATATGCCGAGGAAATGACCCGTGCGAAGAGTGAAATTGATGATTTGCGGGCTGCTGTCGCTGATAGCTCTAAGCGGTTGCGCGTCAAAGCAAGCTGCACAACTGTCGTGTCCGGAGCTGCCAGCTCCACCGGCTTGGATGATGCAGCAGGAGCCGAGCTCGATCCAGCTGCTAGATCGGATTATTTCAGTCTCAGAGAGCGAGTAATTACGACAGAAAAAAGGCTTGCAGGGCTTCAAGAGTATGTGAGGAACGTTTGTCTTTCTGGTCGCGGTGAGTGATATGGCAGTTGATATCACTCGTCCTGCGGACTGGAAAAAGAAGAAAAAGCAGCTGGTTAATAAGCAAATCAAGCATCAAGTAATGCTGCGCGGGCAGTACACGCGAGTTGCAAAGCAAGCTGTTAAGTATCTTTCTGACATGAAAGCAGCTGTAAAAGAGCTGATGGAAGAGGAAATTCAGAACAAGAACTGGAAATCCTCTAACAAATTGAAGCGGACTCTAGACAATATTGATCGCCAGATTAAGGATCAGTACCTTGCGATGGGGCTGGATTTAACTGAAAACCTGGTTGAGCTTGGTGAGTACGAAGCTGAATTTGCCAGTGAATTGCACGGTGCGCCGTTTAGTTCAGAAGATATTGATCAGATGTCGATATATTCATTGGTTACTGATGATCCGTTTGACGGCAAATTGTTAGGTGAGTGGCTTACTGAGCAAGAGCTGAGCACGCAAACGAGAGTTAAACAGACTATTCGGCTTGGCATTGTTAACGGCATGACTAACCAACAGATTATGAGTGCGATGTTTAGTGATGAGAATAATCCGTTTGTCGGTTCTGCGCGGTCTGCTGAAACACTGGTTCGAACTGCGGCAGCTCATGTTACCGCTCGTGCCGACATGGCGGCTTTTGAGAACGGCGGGATTGAGAAGTATCAAATAAGCTCAGTACTTGATAATCGGACTACTAAAATTTGTGCGGCACTGGACGGAAAGATTTATAGGGTTGATGACGAAAAAAGAAAGGTTCCGCCGTTTCACCCGAACTGTAGATCAACCATGATTGCTGTTTTTGATGACGGCCCGGAAGTAGATCAGACTTTTGAGCAGTGGCTTGCGGATCAAGATGAAGCTGATCAAATCAAGGTTCTGGGCGCTGAAAGACATAAGATGTGGAAGAGCGGTTTGCCTGTAGATCGTTTCGTTGATCTAGACACGCTAAATGTGATCCCGCTGTCTGAGTTGAAAAAACAAGAAAAGGGTTGATGGCAAGCTCAAATTTTTAAGAGTTTTCCAAAGCCAGAAAAAACACAATCATAGGCCAGGTGCTTTGTTTCCTCTGGCTTCGAGAAACTCTTATGTATATATCGCTTGCTGACTACACAACTGAATTTGGATCAGACGACCTGCCCGAAGATTTGGCCCGCCTCGATCATGCTCTTGAACGTGCCTCTCGCCTGGTCAATACGTACTGTCGCGCGTCAGGCCTGACTGTCCCGCTGACTGACGCTAGTGCGATAGCCGATATCAAAGGGCCATGCCTCGACCTTGCACGATATTTCGTTTGGAACGACAACCCATCGGAGGAGCTGAGGAAGCGCTACGAAGACGCCATAACTTTCTTTGAGCAAGTGGCAAGCGGGAAGATCCGCCTGGTAGCTGCGGGACAGTCAAGCACTCCCAGTGGCTTTGCCAACATCCGCCTGATCAGAGGCTAAGACAATGCTCCCGATCCTGGCCAGAATGGCAGCGAAAGCGGCCAGCTCAGACGGCAAAAAAGAGGTAAAGCTTGAGATCGATACCAAAGCCCTGAAAACCTTGGCTGAAAAAGTCAGGAAACTAGGCCCGCAAAACCCCCATGTCAAACGCGGTTTAAACGAAATCGGCGTCCGCTGGGTGGCTCGAATCAAGGCAAACTTCCGTAATTCAGTAGATCCTTACGGCAATAAATGGGCTCCAGTCACGCACCGCCAAGGCCAACCGCTTATCGACACTGGCCGGTTACGCAACTCCATCAAGCATGATGTGCGCGGAATCGATGTTTATTTAACGTCTCCAATCATATATGCGGACACTCATAATGAAGGCCTGCGCGGAATAAGAAAGCGAAGATTTACCCCAGATCAGCGCGGACTTCCTAAAAAATGGCTTGAAGAGTATGAGACAATACTATTGAAACACGTCCAGAAAGCCCTAGAAGAATAATAATATGCAATTTTCTGAGCAACTAAACGCCGTCAAAACACTTCTCGAAAGCCTTGAATCCAATCCTAAAGTCGATTTTTTCTCGGGATCTCTCGAAGAGGCGGATATCAATAAGCTAAAGTTCGATGGCAAACGCCCATACATTCTAATCGGATGTGCCGGTGGCCCGGTAGTCGAAGGAAGCCCTAGGTTAGAAATAGAGGCTGTATTTGGCGCATGGATCATTGGAAAAGTAGATCTAAATAGCTCCTCTTTTTCAAAAATGGCTATTGATACCGCAATGGAAATAGCCAAAAAAATAAAGACATTTAGAGGCGATGTTAAAACAAATACACGTCTTCCCGTGATAAGATTAGTAGAAGAGCTATCTTCGGGAGGAAGAAATGGAAGTAATTATTCCATCTGGCAAGTCGTTTGGACACAAACAATAGCTCTGGATTGAGCTCAAAACAATACCAATAATAATAAGAATAAAGGTAATTACCATGGCTTTTGGTCAGAATTTCACAGATACAACCTATGGATACATCGGAAACGGTGGTCTTTTAATCTCCAAACTTGACGCAAATGATCGTCCAGTTGGGGGCTTTTTCAACGTCGGACAGCTCAGTTCAGCAGTACTTGCGCTCAGCTCCGAGAAAGTTGAGATGCAAGACATGGTCTATGGAACGCTTGGTGTAGCAAAATCAAAGGTGATTCGAAACACTGGCGAATTAACACTTAACCTCAAGTCGTCATCTCCAGACGTCATGGAGCTAGTGCTTTTTGGTCAGGTTACTGATGACGTAGCCGAAGTCGGCGCCACTTTTACAGGAAAAGCATATAAAGGCCGTAGCATCATTGTTCATGGAGTCATATCTGCTGTGACGTCAGTGACCGGAGCTGCCGCAGCTGTTTTAGAAGAGGGCGTTGACTATGTAGTGTCTGATGGATCCATCGAGTTTTTGAAAGACGGAACAATCACTGACGGCGATGAAGTCACTGTTGTATATGACAAAGCTGCTGTGCGCAGGATCGAGGGCCTCGTGAACACTGGCGTGAACGTGATGGTTGTATTCGATGGCAAGAACATTGCAGAAAACGACTCACCGGTTAAAGTTACCTACTACAAAATGTCGCTATCCCCAGCCGCCGCCCGACAGCTAGTTTCTGCTGACTATGGAGACTTGGAAATTAAGGGAACACTGCTGACTTCAAGGGCTGTGTCGGGTACAGGGCTGTCGAAAATGTTCAAGGAAGAGCACGTAATCGCTGCCTAAGCGCTTTGTGTCCAAAGAAGAAGCCCCGCAGGTGCGGGGCTTTTTTGTGGCTGGGTGGTGGGTTAGGCTGCTTGTTCCTCTTCATCTTCCGGCTCATCTCTGTGCTCCCAGATTTCCCCGCTTTCGACGTAGTTGAGAACTTTTTCCTCGATCTCCGTAAGAGCCTCATTCCACTCTTCCTCACTCAGCTCCTGGTTTCCTTCTTCGTCGCAGAACTCTCCGCACATCCTTTGATCCAGTTCCTCTCTTGCGTAGTCAGCCATATCCTGAGGAGTGTCAATTTTTGGATCATATGATTTGAAGTTTCTGGTGTACTCGTAAACATCATCGATCATGGTTTCGAGTGTTTCGTTATTAACTTGTTGCATGGTCATTCACCTTTTCTTGTTGTAGAGTTTCCTCAACTCATACGTATAGATTAACAACCATCTTTTATGTAAACAAGTAGACAACTAGTTAGTTTTAGGTAGACTTTGAAAATAATTTAGATATAACGATGAATGACCATACAAATATCATGAAACTAATAAGTTGTACGAAACCGACCGAGACTTTTTACTGAATATTCTTTTTTTTGAAGCATTGGAACTAGCCCTTCTTCAACTTTTAGCGCAAAAGTGGACAGTTCCAATACGACTCCGGACGTAACATCAGAGCTAGCGTCCACTTCAAGCAACTCAGTAAATGCCATGATCACGTCATCATCCATGCGACCCGTCCGCAGGATATAAGCCAAACAGTTAAAGACTGTATCCAGCAACCCATACTCATACCCACCAACTTGCTCAGACCAAAAGAAGAAGTCCGCAGCAATTGGATCAGGCATATCCATACCAGATTCCCGAACTACCATTGCCGCTGCATAAACTAGGTACTCATCACGCTGCGCCTGGCTCATATCCGAAAGCTTTAAATACCCGCTCATTACTCAATCCTTTTTTTGAGCTCGAATTTCATTTTATCGCTCAAAGTAAGCGTGTCAAGTGATATGATAGAAGCATAAGAACAATAATAAAAGGCTTCAAAATGTCACTTCTTGATCTCGTTATTCCATCCAAAAAAGTAGTAATTACGCAGGCCTTTGAAGGTAAACCAGAAGTAGCTTTGCAGGTTTTCGGGCTCACAACTGACGATTTCGTAATGCTAGCTGACAAGTATTCAGGAATTCTTGCTGCAATTTTCCTGCGCAATGCAAAGGAGGAACTGGCAGAAGTTGAGAACTCCGGGCTGATTATGCGGGAGTTTCCAGGCTTCGGGGCTGCTTGTATTGCGTGTGGCTGCAAGCAACCGGACGCTGCCGAGTATGTTCGCGGCCTTCCTTTGATCATGCAGGTTGAGCTTCTTTCGGAAGTGTTCGCTCTTACTTTTCCTGATGGTCTAAAAAAAAGCCTCGAAAAACTCGCGCCGACAATCGCACACCTGCTGAGAAAATAAGGGATTACGAAGAAAAAAGGCGCAAGGAAGAGTCTGGAGAAGATCTGGATGACTTCCTTGAAGGGCTTGTTTCGACCTGTGAGCTTTTAATTTCTAAAGGGCACAATACTGAATATCGGAATCCGTATCAATATTCAGTCCGAAAACTTTTTCAATTAGCCTGTATTCATAAAGATATTAGCCGCTCTCAGATGCTTGGCGGGATCATGGCTAATCATATGAGCAGGGTTGGTTGTGCGACTGGAGACTTGAAAGAGTTCGGAAATCTAATAAATAAAATAGCCGAAGAAGAATAATAATATGGCAAATAACACTGTAATTAGCTTGGTTTTGAAGGCGAAAGACCAGGCGTCAGGGGTGCTTACCGGTGCTGCTGCAAAGATAACTGCGCTTCTAGCAGCCTTCGGTGGTGGTGTTGCAATCAATAAAACGCTTGAAGATTTGACTGAGATGGACAAAGTCGCCCAGCGGCTTTCAATGTCTGTCGAAGAGCTGGGCGCTGGACAATATGCCGCTTTCAAACTTGCGGGCGTTGGAGCCGAGGAATACGCGGACGCGATAACCGAAGTTCGAATAAAAATGGAAGAATGGTCATCGATTAATTCTGGTGGTGCGACCGACTTTTTCGAGATCATGAAGACCGATGTTCAGGAATTTATGAAGCTGAATCCGCAGGATCAGTTCCTTAAAATTGCTGACACTATGAAAGATATGTCTGAGTCCGCTCAGTTTACATTTCTTGATCAGATCGGTTCTGACGTTTTACGTAACATGTTGCCAGCAATTAAAAAGGGTGGCGACGAATTCCGCAGAGCTATGGAGCAAGCTCAGAAGTACAATCAAGTTGTTTCTAGCATAGATGCCAAGGCAATTCGAAGCCTGAACACCGAATTTCAAATGCTTGGAAAGATCGCTGACGGCACATTTAAGAAGGCGTTTTCAGGTATCGCGCCAGAATTACAGGCACTTGTTCAGATTGTTCAAGAGAAGATGCTGGAGATATCAGGTGCAGCGAATGGCCCAATTTCAACAATTGGCGACACCTTCATGGAAATGGTGGAAACGGTTCTGCGACAAGTTTCCATACTCGCAAGAGTAAAAGACACTTTTGACGTTCTTTTTTACACTCTTAAATCGTCCGCCTTGCTGTTTGTTTCTGTCTTTTTGACGGGTATGCAAGAGATCGGTGATGGTGTCGTTAAAGTTATGAACGGAGTGGAAAAGACGCTTCGCTCCGCTTTTTCTGGATTTATTGCTCTGGTAAACAATGCACTTATAAAGCCAACAGCACAAAATCTTGGAGCTCTCGGCTTTGACGATATGGCAAACAAGCTAAACGCCGCATCATTAAATCTGGAAAAATATCGCAACGACATCAACTCGAAGCCCCCAACTCTTCAAGCGCCTGATATCCGCCCAACAATCAAAAAGCTAAAAGAACTCAAGGAAGAAAGCGATAAGGCCCTGGGCGACAATATCGATCTAGTTATCAAGGGAACATTTGATGACAAGTCTGCAATGGAAGCTATTGTTAAGAGAAGGGACGCGATTAGAGCTGACCAAGCGAAGGAGTTGGCCGATGAAGAAAAGCACAGGAAAGAAACGCTAGCAAAAGGCGGTGATGCTAAATTCGGTGCTGCTAACGCAACTTCTGCTGCTGCAATCGCTAGCTCTCAAGCAAAACTTCGCGCTGATCTAGCTCGTGCTGACATCGAATCAACGATCCAAACAATCGAGTCCAAGAAGGAAATTGAGCTAGCTGGACTAGAAGAAAGAGCCAGGCTTGAAGGTCTTTCTGCCAATAAGATTGCTGATTTGCGCCTGGAAATTGAGTTGGAAGCCGCTCAAAAAATTAATGAACAGCGCAGAAAGTCGATTGATGAAGACATTAAAGAGCTGCAAGTTCAGATTGAAGGCCAAAGATCTATTCTTTCTCAAGAAGCCTCAGATGCTGGCCGTGGCGGTGCAGCTGCCGCAATCGCTGAACTCGAAGCCGAAATCACTCGAAAAAAACGCGAACAGGTAGCACTTAACGGCGAGCTTGTAAATCAATCGGCGCTTTTGAAAGCAAACAGGGCAGCTGAACTGGGCACTCTGAAAGCCGAACTCAAAGAAATAAACGAGCAAGCTAAGTTGGAACTGAGGATTATCAGAGGCGATAGTGTCAATGTTGAGCTTGAAAGGCTTGAAAAAGAGTGGGGCCAAACCGTCAAAGACATGGAAGAACTGGGTCTGGAATCGGACACTGTTAAGAATCTTTTGAGCGCAAAAAAGGCAGAAGTCGAGCTCAACGATATCGAATCGCAGTTTGAATCACTTAAAAAGAAGCTGGAAAAGCGAAAGATTTCACCGCTTGAGTACCATAAAAAAGTAGGAGAGCTTGAGGAAAAAGGCGCAGTAAAGGCCGAAGAAGTTGGCAATCCAGACCGCGTTGAGGCTTTCAAGGAGGCCGCAAAGGCCGCAAGGGCTGAGGTTTTTGATCTAGATACGATGGTTTCTAACGCCGCAGATTCGCTTACTTCCGGCCTGGAAGGGCTATTCGGCGACTTCATTTCGGGCACGAAATCCGCGAAAGAAGCGTTTTCTGACTTTGCTCAGGGCGTGCTGATGGACATCGGCAAAATGATTGGCAAGCTTTTGGTGCAGCTAGCGATCCAGAGTCTGCTTTCTGCGTTCTCCGGTGGCACTTCAACTGCCGCATCCGGCGCGCTTTCCGGACTTATGAACGCGGGAGTCAATCACAGCGGCGGCATTGCTGGATCCGGAAATCGTCGCAGATTGGCTCCGGCTGGCTGGTTTTCTGGTGCGCCGAAGTACCACACGGGCGGGGTAGTTGGTCTAAAAGCCAATGAAGTTCCGATAGTCGCCGAACGTGGGGAAGAAGTACTAACCGAATCCGACCCAAGGCACCGGAAAAATCAAGGTAAAAACAGCTCTGTTAAAGAAGAAAAACAACCAATTAACGTCATTAACATGCTGGATAACAGCGCCATTGCACGTGCCGCGCTTGAAAGCCCCGAAGGCGAAAGGATGGTTTTAAATATTATCAAGGCAAACAAGGGCAGCTTAAACATGTGATATCATGAGATATAGACAACTAAAACAATAAGAATATATGTCTGTTTATATCTCATCTCACACGTCCGGCCACGCTTGGCTATCTGATATTGCCGCTAATCTTTTGCCGTCAAACAACTGGTTTGCGGTCAAAAATGCTGAGTTCGAAAAGCTATTTCAAATTCCAGCAGGTGGTTATATCGGTTTAGTTACAGTCGGGAATGAACTTAAGCTAACGGCTTTCGAGATCTATTCGCCCCAGCTTGGCATTATCGAGCAATCGCCTTTTCCAGGCTTGCCTGGGCTAGCTCTTCCGACAGGGCCTGTTAATGCCTGGACTGTTATCAATGATCGTCGGATTTGTGCGGTTTTGCGCTCAAATGGAGTGTATTACAGCTTCTACGCTGGCCTTTTAAAAGCGTTCGGAAGCGTCAGAACTTACCCATTTCCTGCCTTTGTCGGTGGATCTTTGGGCGGTTCTGCGTTCCCGTTTATGGCTGGTGGCTCTGATTTGTGCCCAAAAGTTTGTGTTCCTGATGGGACTTTTCAGGTTGTGGGTGGCGATCAAGGGCTGGGTTTGAGCTCGTTTGCGACGTTTGATCGGTCGAAATTGGTGAGTTATGTGCATCCATTTGACGGCAAATTCAAGCGGATTGGGCGGAATCTCGATGGCTCAGTGACGCTGTATCGGGCTCTTGTTGTGTCATCCGCGTTCGCCGGGTCGGTTCGTATTCCGGTATCGGGTGAGTGGATCGGCATTGATGATGACCGTGATCGAGCTGATGACGGCCAATGGCTGGGGTATCTGGATGGCGTTTTTGCGTGCCCTGTCGGCCTGGTTCCTGGATCTGTCTTCTCCGTTGCGGGTGTTGATTACCTGGCAGTTCAGAACCTGGGCGTTGCTGGTGAGCTCTTTGCCTTGGAGCTTTCGTGATGCGTTATTACACGTGCCGGTACACAGATGCCGATGATTTGCTTGCTGTGATTCGCCGCCAGGCCCTGAATGCTGGGTGGGCTGTCGAGTTTTTCGGGCTGATGAAGTCTGGAGATCCTCGGATTGGGCTTCAAATGCATCTGTCAAAAGGCGGTTTGCACTTCGGTTTGCGGTCTTTTTCTGAGCTGGATCCAGTGAAAGAGGCGTTCGTTTCTAATGCGAATGGGCGTCGTGGCGTTGCTGTGCACGCGAAAACTGGGTTTGATCCAGCACTTGCATATGCTGCGCAGCCTGGGTTTCAAGGGGCTTCTAAGTGCTATGTTGAGGCTGGGGAAGGTGGGACTTGCTACGTTTTCAGCTCGGATAATCAGTTTCTTGTCTCAACACAGCATTCGAATGGCCGCTTTTCTACGCTGTTTTTCGGCCAGATTCCGACAATAGTTTCTAATTCCGGTGGTCAATGCGTTTCGTCTACGCTCGTTTATAATACGGGTTATGGTTATCCTTTGTTTTATAACCATTCCGATTCTTTCGTTGTTAGCTTAAATCACAATCAATTTTCTGGGTTCGATGGTGGTTCCAGGACTGTTTCTTCTATGTCATATCCTGTCTCTGATGGCTATCCAACGATGCTTCCTAAGAGCATGACGTATGGCGAGATTGGGTCATTGACTCGCTCAAAGCTATTGAACTGTGATTTTCCGGCTCTAATTCCTGTTGATTTTCTGACGTTGTATGCAGGGAATTACTCTCCATTTGGCGGATTTACTGATCTGTTTGTTGTGTCTTTGGATTATGCGACTCCTGGAAAAGTGCTGGAGATCGGGGCTTATAAGTTTGTTGTGATTCCGTACACAAAGAAAGGCGCCTGGGTAGACGGTACGATTTCATTATTTAATGCAGGTTTGGCGGTACGAATCGATGAATAACATTGCGCGGGATTTTCTTGATATTTACAAAGATAACGTATTCATCGATGTCGTTTCCGACACTGTTTTGCCTGAAAACTGGCCGGTTGAATATGCGGTTTGGCATTCTTTTGACAGCGGAAAGCAAGTAGAAAGCGTGGAGGTTATGGGCTCAGGGAGTGTTGACGGGAATATTTCTGAAGCGTTTGAAGCAAGAAAGCTCAACTTTTTAAGAGTTTTCCAAGACCAGAAAAAACAAACAGCAGGCATCAAAGTGGGGCTGCTTGGTGGTGGTTCTTCATCTGTTGTTTCTGATTTGATGGTAATTCCGGTACTTCACGAGAAAATTGATTGGTCTGAAAAGCCTAAAATTCAACTTCAATACATGACTGAAATTATTGACACATACAACGGAGCTGAGCAGCGTATTTCATTACGTGATAAGCCCCGGCTTTCTGTCGTCTATCAATACTCATTGTTCGAAACTGACCGGTATTTATTCGAGAACAAGTATTTGAGTCAGGGCGGAAAAGTACTGTTGCCGCTATGGACTTTCCAATCAACTTGTGAATTCAACGGAAGTACTGCGACTCTCCAGTCAAATAATTCGTATTTGCAATGTGCCGACTATTGGCTTATATCAGATAGCGAAGGTCACACTGTAGCTAGAGTAGAAAAACGCAACGGGCTGGTGGCATCTTTGTTTTTTCTGGTCGAGAAAACTCTTAAAAATGGATCGCTTGTTGCTCCGCTTTTTCCCGCAAGTTTCTCAAACGAGAGCAATTCCACGACACTTTCTAACTTTTATGAGACTCATTCAGTAAGCTTCAATATCGATGAATTGAGCCTAAACCTGCCCGAAATTGACTTGGAGACACTCGAATCCATCCCCGATTTCATCGAATACGACGCCGATTACGACGAGTATTACACTCAAAACGAGAAGTTTATCCTACCGTTCTCACCAAACAGGGCGGTCGATATCAGTACGAAATATGTCCGTTTACGCGAGCAATTCGACCCAGGTATGGGCTTGCGGTACGAGCATGAGCGAGTAAATGGAGCGGTTCGTACGTTCAATTTCACCTTCCAGTTCTTCTCGGAAGCTGACCGCCAGCGCTTCGATGACTTCGCAAGAACAGTTCAAGGCGCTCAGCGCGAGTTCTATTGCGAGTCTCCGAGCTACGGTTTTGACATTGTTTCCGACATTCTCGATGCCTCGAAAACCATTACAGTCAAAGACTCCAAAGCCGTATTTAATTCATCGACCGCAGCAACTGCCATTGCTATTTCGTTATATACTAATGAAAAGCTATACAGGAAGATCGATTCAATCGTTGATAACGGAGACGGAACACAGACAATAACCGTTAATCAAGAGCTGCCACCAACCGCTCTCGAACAAATTGTTTGCGCAACGCCACTGTTTCTATCTCGATTTGAAGCTGATGACTTCCTCTATAACTTCGATACAACAGAAATATCTACAATAACAAAAACAATAAAGCAGATAATTCATGCTGAGCATGTCAGATATTGAAGCTAGTTTTGGCTTCGGAAGCCCCACAGAACTTTATCTTTTTGAGCACGGCGATGACCAATATGCCTACACTTCTTGCTCGAAAAAGGTCATGCACACCGATGGAATAATCTATATTCCGATTGCAATTGAGCGCGGGAAACTCCAAAGGACTCAAGAAGACGCAAAAAACAGGCTATCAATTACGCTGCCTGGCGATTCTCCGATCCCTATGCTTTTCCGCAACAAGCAGCCCAGCCAGCACGTATCACTCCGGATCTTTCGTTTTCACAGATACACAAAAGAGCAATGGAAGTGGTCAGGCACAGACAGGGGCGTCGGCAATGAATACGTCTGCGCCTTTTCCGGTGAAGTAATCCAGACGACTTGGAATAATAGCCTGGCCACACTCGATTGCGCCCCGATTTCCGCCCTCCAGCGCCGCCAAACACTTCGCTTCGGCTACCAATCCCAATGTAATCACCATCTTTTTGATGAGAATTGTGGCCTTAAAATTCAAGACTGGCAGCAAACGGTAACCGTAACCGCCATAAACGAGTCCGGATTTAAGCTAGAAGTATCAGGAAAAACCAGCCTTGATGATTATTACAGAGGCGGTTTGATCTCAAAAAATGACGACGATTTCAGAGATGTTGTTAGCGTTGTCGGCACTACAGTTGAGTTGATTGCTCCGTTTGACGGCCTGAAAGTTGGCGATACATTGCAGATTACAAAAGGCTGTGATCGTTCTGCGGCTTCCTGCCAAAGTTTTGATAACTTCGATAATTTCTTTGGTTGCTTGACTATTCCAACCGAAAACCCATTCAAATAATAAGAAGAATAAATATGACTTGGATAATGGCGGGGCTATTCCTCATCTCATTGATAATGATGGCAAGGATGCAGCCTAAAATCGAAGGCCAAAAAGCTGCTGGTATCGAGGATTTCCAGTTCCCTAGTGCCGATGAAAGGCCTATTCAGGTTGTTTTTGGAACTCGGAAAGTAAGTGGGCCGAATGTTCTATGGTATGGCGATCTTCAAGCAAGGCCGATTTACGAGAAAATAAAGACGCTTTTCAGTACCAAAAAGACCGTTGTCGGACATAGGTACTACATGGGTATGCAGCTTGGAGTTTGTCACGGCGAAGATGCTGAGCTGAAAGCCGTCTATTTCGCGGATGACTTAGCCTGGTCGGGAAGTGTCGGGGGCATGTACGGCGAGAGCTTTGAGATCAATAAGCCCGATCTGTTCGGTGGCCCAGAAGGCGGAGGCGGAGCGTCAGGGAAGGTCACTTTTTACAGTGGAAATCGTTACCAAAATGCCTGCGATTACCTGATTTCCAGGCTTGGTGCATCGCTCGTTTCGCCATTGCGCGGCTTAGCTTATGCGGTTTTTGAAGGCTTTTACATCGGAAATTCGGCATCTCCAGCTGCTATTAGCTTCGTCGTTTCGAGAATGCCAAAAGGCCCAAAGTCGAATTTGGTTACGTCAATCGGTGATGATGCGAACCCTTCATACATCATCTACGAGCTACTAACTGACCGGAAATTCGGCGCAGCGATCCCGAAAAGCCTAATCGACGGGCAGTCTTTTATCGACGCCGCACACGTGCTCCAGACAGAAAGCTTCGGCCTTTCGCTCGTGATCGACAGCGCGTCATCCGCTGGGCAAGTCATTTCTGAGATCCAAAAAGTGATTCAGGCAAGCCTCGTTGACGACCCGAAAACCGGCAAAATCATGCTGAAACTTGTGCGCAGCGACTACGACCCAGCCGATCTTTTAGAGATCAACGAAAGCAATATCAGGGCGGTTTCTGACTACACGTCCGGTTCTCTCGATACCGCGATCAACGAAGTGCGCGTGAAATTCTTGGCTCGTGACTTCGATTACAAAGAGCGAACCGCTATCGCACAAAATAATGGCGTGAGGGTTCATAAAGGCGACGTCGAGACGAAGACGATTAGCATGCCTCAGATTAGCAACCCATCAATCGCAGCAAAGGTGGCGCAGCGGGAGCTGGTGGCGAGCTCATCACCGATGAAGACATGCACAGTCGAATGCACCAGGGCTTTGTCCAACGTGCTCGTGGGCGACGTCCTAAAGATGAGCTGGAAAATTCTAGGCATCGAGCAGCAAATCATGCGGGTTACGAGTGTCGATCTTGGCAGGCCTGGCGACGGGGCGATCCGGATGACCCTAGCCCAAGACGTTTTCGGCGTGTTCAATTCCGTCTATGCAAACACTGAAAGCGGCTGGGAAAAGCCAAGTTTTGAGCCTGTTTCCGTGTCGGATTACCTCGTCATTGACGCTCCTGCGATCTTGGCCGAAGGCATGACAAGCGCAAATCTAGTCCTAGCGAAGCGTACAGCGAGCGCCATGGACTATAAATTGATGGTGAAAAGGGCTGTTGATGAGTCGTATATCGATGCGGGAATCCATCAATTCACAGCGGTTTTCGCTCTTTCCGAGTCGCTGGCGGCAGGCAATTACAGCAAACAGACACTGACAATCGGCGGTGATTCGTCTGATCTTGAGTCGTTTACGTCTGATGAAGCATATCAAGGCATGGGTCTTTATCTGATCGACAGCTCGGCTGGCAGGGAGTGGATCTGCTGCTCGGGCATCAAAGTGATCGATGCGTCTACCGTTTCTTTGCAGAACGTCAAGCGAGGCCTGTTTGATACAACCCCATCTGCTCACGCGAATGGATCCAAAATCTGGGCTGTTGGTGATGGGCATGGAGTTGCAAGAGTGTCTTTTGCTGCTGGATCTGCCGCTGATATGAAGCTTCTCGTGAAAACGCTGACTCGAAGACAGACCGAATCGGAGTCGCCAGTCCTAACAGCTCCGCATACCGGCCACAACCAAAAGCCATGGCGTCCAGGGTTCGTGAAAGTCAACGGCCAGGACGGCGGCACGATTTCCGGAGAAGCGACAATTACATGGAAAACGCGCGACGGTAGCGCAACAAAGATTGTTCATTATGATGATGCAATTTCTCAGTCGACAGACTCCGTGTACAGCATTAGTGTCAAGACTCCGGAAAAGTACCTGCATACTGAAAATGATATTGATGGCGAGTCATGGACGTTCGCTAATGAACTAGAAACGACAGGAAGATGGGAAACTAACGAACAAAACCAGCTTGTCTTCATTCCTGGCGATTACGCCCCTGAACTTACCTTCGAAATTACTGCAAAGAAGGGCAGCGCAGTATCTGAGATGATCTCAATAACCGTAAACCGCTAATCGTCAACACCCCCTCGATCTTTAAATCCTACGTGCAATTACCCACGCACTTTCAAAGATTTAAAAATTGGAGGGGTTTTATATGCTAAGTATACAAAGCATGTTTGCGCTCAAACACTTGCCAACTAACTAGTTTCAAGTATGTTCGTATTTAGGGTATTTACACTAAGTTAGATCATTGAGATAATTAACACATGACATAAAACAACAAGAGGAAAATTGTCATGTGCTTCCACTCGCAGTTCAACACTACTTCACTTCCGATCCTTGCTTTGATTCTAGGACTTGATAAGACTCCAAGGCCCCAGATTCCAGCAGCCGATCTTTTCCGTCTCTTCACTGCAACTTCTCGCATCACTCCCGATGCCCAACTCTACTTTGTCTTTAAAGATATGATTGAGAATGAAGAAGTTGATATTGATGAAGCAATCGCAACTTGCCAAGAAATCCATCGTTGCATTAAAGAAGGGCAAAAGCTTTTGGTTCAACAAAACGATGATGATTTTTGGGCCTTCTTCAAAGATTGA